ATAACGGAGATTCGACAAATATTATATACCGTTCTCTATGGGAAAGAACGGTGATGGTCTATTTGGATACTCATCCAGACATAATCTGGTGGGCATCTGAAGAACTCATTATACCATATCTGAATCCGATTGACAATAAGCGTCATCGTTATTTTCCAGATTTTGTCGCCAAGATGAAAACAAAGACTGGCAAGATAAAAACGGTCGTTATGGAAGTCAAACCCGCCAAACAAACAGTACAACCTACTCAAAAACGTAAGACAAAGAAGTATCTTACCGAGTCTGCCACATACTTAATCAATCAAGCCAAATGGAAAGCCGCCATTGAATTCTGTAAGGATCATGGATGGGAATTCCAGATCATAACTGAAAAAGAGTTGGGAATGATTGATAAATAGTGAATGGCATATTTAATCAACCGTTTAAAACAATCCTTATCACAAAAAGGTCTGACACCAGGAACTAATCTGGCCAGAACTTGGTTGCAGCATAAGATGGCAGCCTTAAAACCTTCCAGAAATAAGCTGATGGAGGAAAGATCGAGGTTGCGTAATGTACGAACAGAATCATACATTGGAAAGATGTATTTCTATTTTTATGATCCAAAAACAAAAGATACTTTACCATACTATGATAAATTTCCTTTGGTCATTCCAATAGAAGAACATAAAGATGGATTTCTTGGTTTGAATCTCCATTATATTCATCCAAGACAAAGACTTATATTACTAGACAAATTAAGTGACATTGCAACAAACAAATCTTTTGACGAGACAACAAGATTAAAAGTTAGTTACAACTATTTAAAAAATGCCAAGGCAATGTTTGAACATAAACCATGTTTGAAGAAATATCTTTACAATCATATTGAATCTAAGTTTTTAAAAATTGAACCATCGGAGTGGGATATTGCCGCACTACTACCAGTAGAAAGTTTTCAGAAAGCTTCTAAACAACAAGTATTCCAAGAATCAGAGGAAAAATTCTAATGCCATTCGTACCAGGTCAATTTCTAGCAAACATAAAATCACGTGGTGGTCCAGCCAAAGCCAACCGTTTTGAAGTGATGATGACGATTCCGAAAATCATAGGACAAAACATTCCATCACCCAATGGATTATTAGAAGCAATTACAAATCCAGGTCAAACTTTAACTAATATGGTTTTGAATACAACCGTAAATCTAAAAGAAAAAGGAACAGAAAGCGAATTTCGTAACAATAAACCAGAAATATCTAGAATGCTGGCGCTACAATGTGACACCGCTTCTTTACCAGGTAAATCATTTAATATAGTAGAAGCGAAAACATATGGACCAACATTTAAAATACCGGTTGCAGTTCAATATCAAAACATGTCATTATCTTTCATTTGCACAAATGATTTCTACGAAAGAAAACTTTTTGACAATTGGATGGAAACTATCATGCCGCAGGATACCAATAATTTTAGATATCCTAGAGGATCAGATATCTCTGAAAACTATTATTCAACAATAACAATTTTTCAGTATGACGATTTTGTAAGACAAGTATTTGCAACAATATTGTATGATGCATTCCCAGTTTCAATATCAGCACAACCTTTATCTTGGATGGATGATAATTTCCATAAAGTAACTGTAGATTTTGCTTATCAACGTTACACTCCAGTTTATGAAGGAAGATATGATCCTGAAGCGATTGCAAGCGCAGTGATTGGAGCAGTTGGTGGAAGAATACAAGATTTCGTTGGTAGTACAGCTAGTGATGCTCTTGGTGGTGTTACAAGTAGAATACCAGGTCTTGGAGGAAGTTTTTAATTAATTAAGGAGTTTTTTATGTTACCAAAAATTGATGTGCCTATTTACGAAGCAATATTGCCTTCTAATAATCAAGTTGTAAAGTTTAGACCGTTTCTTGTAAAAGAACAAAAGTTATTGTTAATGGGATCTCAAGCAACTGATCCAAAAGATGTTATAGAATCTATTAAACAAATTCTTAGAAATTGTATTTTATCTGAGTTAGATATTGAATCTTTACCAGTATTTGACTTAGAGTTTTTGTTTCTAAATCTAAGAGCAAGATCGGTAAATGAAGTTGTTGAGATCAAGTATCGCTGCAATAATCAGTTGCCAGGAGACACTCCAGAAGAACCAAAAACATGTATTGGATTTGTTACTTACAAAATAAACGTGTTGGATATCCATCCAGAGTTTGGCGACAATCATAGTAGTGATATTAAAATTAACGATAACGTTGGTTTAAAACTTAGATATCCTACATTTGAAATGATGAGGAATATTGAAGGCAAAACTGAAGATGAAGTTATCTTCAATCTGTTAATAAATTGTATTGAATACATTTATGACGAAAACAACATGTACTATACAAAAGATGTTGAACGTCAAGAAGTAGAAGATTTTATTGACAACCTTCAACAGAAACATTTAGAAGAAATTAAAAAATTCTTTGAGTCTATGCCTAAAGTAAAAAAAGAATTAGATTTCAAATGTCCTAAATGTGGTATGGAAGATCATATTGTGATTGAGGGTGTACAAAATTTTTTCGAGTAACTCTTTCTCACGACAGTCTGGAAAACTATTACAAAACCAATTTTTCGTTAATGCAACATCACAAATATAGTTTAACAGAACTGGAAAATATGATACCGTGGGAAAGAGAAGTTTATATCTCAATGTTGGCAGAATATGTCGAGAGAGAGAAACAAAGAATGGAAGCAGAAAAAAATAATAGAAAGAGAAAATAAATGGCAGAACCAAAAGAGTCTAGATTAGCCGAGATACTTCGTGCAGAACTTAAAGCGGGTAAAGGTTTAGCAGAAGCCCTTTCCACTTCTTATAAAGAACGTGCGAAAGAAAGAGCTGATTTGAGAAAAATGTTTCCCCAATATGGTGTACTTGGTCAAGTTATGCGTTCCATTGGTGGAAGTGCATACAAGTATGGAGCTCCAAAATCAGTAGCAGAAAAAAAGGAACAGAAAGAAAAAACTGTTGCGAATGTTGCTATTAAGATGATGGCCAGAAACACCTCTGTTTTACCTGCTATGGCTAGAGACATGAACATCATGAAAAGAAACATGCAAGAACTTGTTTCTATTTGGGGTAACAGAAAAATAACAAGAGCGGAGAGTGGTTATTTAAGAGTAGGACAAAAAAGAGCGACCCCTCAAACAAAACAAGGCGGATCTACAACTCAACCAAGAACAAATTCTTTATTGGGTAATGTTGCTGGTGGACTATTTGGTGCTGCATCTTTTGCAACTGACTTAGCTGGTGGATTAATTAAAGGTGTACTTGGTGTTCTAGGAACAGGATTAAAACTTGGCGGTGGATTACTATTGGGTGCTGCTTCAGTTTTGGGTTCTTTATTTTCTGGTGTAATCGGAATAGGCGGAGGATTGATAGGTGGATTGTTTAGAGGACTAGCATCTGCTGTTAGCGGTATGGGTTTGTTTGGACTAATTGCTTTAGCTGGTGTTGGATTCTTAACATATCAAATGTCGAAATCGATTAAAGGAACTTTAGATTTTGACAACATCTATGAAACACTAAAAGAAAAATTCAAATCATTCTTTGATGTTAAAGAAGGAGAATCCTTCAGAGACATTGTTATGAAAGCATTAGGAAATTTTGATGAAAAGACTGGATTAAACACAAGAGGTGCATTTGAAGGAATAGAAAGACTGTTTGCAAAATGGTTTACTTATTCAACGAGTATTATGACTTCGATAGTGTCTGTTATGAAAGATGTTGGTGAACTTTCTTTGTTAGAGATGCGTGGTGCTTTTCTAAAATTTGGAACAATGATTGTAACCCTAGTTGGAGAATTAACAGGTATATTTCTTGGTGGTAAGGCTATGCTTGGTGTTGGATCAGCTTTAGCTGGAAATATGCTCGCTAGAGGTGGGGGTGCTGGAAGTGCAATAGGAGCATTATTATCTTTTGCGGGTGCTGTTGGTGTAGGAGCATTTGGTGGAAAACTTTTAGGAGATAGAATATCTGAAACAGTAAATGCATTTCTAATGACGAATGCAGGATCCTTCAATCCTGAACAGCTTGCCGTTTTAAATGAAATGCAAACAAATGAAAAATTTATAAAAGAAATGAATACCATTTCTGGTTTTTCTAAAGCATACCAAAAAGCAACAAAAGACGGAGATGATGTATTTGCAGCAAGATATAAGAAAAAAATAGAAGAACATTTGAATAGTGATATAGTAACAAGTGTTAGAGGAAAATTTGAAAAAGCATTTCCTGGAATGAAGTTTGATGCCAATAAATCATTAAACGAACAGATGATTGAAGAAAATGAAAATAGAATAAAAGAAGTAAAAGAAAGATTAGGCAAAACTAGTTTAGAATCTATTCGAGAGCAAGCCGATGTTGATTCTGAAATAGCAGAAAGTAGAAAATATGAAGAACAAAGAGAAAGTAGATCAAGAGCTCCAACAAGAGAATTCGATACTTCTTCTTCAAATTCAATGGAAAAACTTAGAGATTTAATTGCCAGAGGTGAATCTCGAGGTGACTATAATATAGCGAACAAAAAAGTTGGTAACAGATATCCTCAAGTAAAAGATTTGGAATTAACAAGAATGACAGTAGGTGATGTTCTGAGAGAACAACTTACTAAAAGAATATTTGCTGCAGGAAGATACCAGTTTACTTATGATACCCTAAGAAGAACTATGGATCTCGCTGGAGTTGGTTTAAGTGATAAATTTGACGAAAAAACACAAGATAGATTGGCAGACGCTTTAATAAAAGATACATTAAAAGGTAAAAAAACTACCGAAGAAAAACGACAAGCTCTAGCAAAAGTTTGGAGAGCTTTAGAATATACACCAGGTAAATCATATTCTCAAGTAATGAATCCAGACTCAGTTGACAGAGCCACAGTTTCAGTTGCTGAAATAGATTCTTTACTTGGTGGACCAAATATATCACCTTCCATGTACGCTGATGCATCAAAGAAAGTTGATATTATGGAACAATATGAAAAAGAGAAAAGGGAAGAAAATAAAGAGTTCTCAGAATATTTCAAAGAGTCGATGGACAGAGCGTTTGGTTTAAGTGCAGCTGCTGCAGCAGATTCTAGTGTACAAGGTAAGAGTCAAACAGAACTATTAGCAATGATGGTTACAGAACTTCGTGAAGTAAAGAATAGAATATCTAGTGGTTCAACAACATCGACAGTTGACCAAAACTTCATCAAAACTTACGAACGTATTACTGGAATAGCATAATAAAAATCCCCGCCGAAGCGGGGATCCCAAGACTTAAAGATAAAGGAGGTTTTAGTCTTGTGCTGCTAACGATTTGAAATAATCCAAATCATCATCTTCGTCTAGCGACGGAGACTTCTTCTTCATGACAACTTCAACATCATCATCCAAGTCTGGAGATAGAGTTGTCATTGCAGGTGTAATAT